TTTCGGCCTGAGACGCTCGCTCGTTCGCACCGGTGACATCGTTGATGGCTGCTTCGTATGTCTGCTGGTCAATCGCACCGATCTTGAGCAGCGATGAAAAACGCTCGACCTCCGCGTTTACTTTAGAAGTCTCACTGCGATACCTTTCCGTAACTGCGGCACCCTCTTTGAACTGATCTGCCGTCTGTCGCGCAGCGGTTTGGATTTCCTTGAAAGCAGCGGCGTACTGCTGCGCGGTTATCTCGCCGCTCTGCAGCGACTGCGCCAACGCCTCAAACTGCTGGCGTACGGCAGCCTGCGCGTCACCGGCCCCGCTCGTCGAAGCCAGAAACTTGTCGAAAAACTGCGCGGCAGCAGTTGCCTTGTCGCCGAGTCCCTGTAGGGCTTTATCGACGGGAGATAGTTGCGCGGCAAGGCCAGCGGCGTCTGCCGTTACCTTTAGCGCTAGGCCCAACACTGTCGCCATGACTATCTTCCTTCAAGTCGCTTAAGCAGCTCATCAAGTTCGTTGCGAATTTGCTCAGGGTGTTGCGGAGCAGGATCTAGCCCGACAAAATCCTCTGCCTTTGGCACCCTGCCTTTGCGGCAGTGTGGCGCTAATATTGCCGACGCGATAGTTCCTGTTTCTGCCCAACTATCTGGCAGACGCTGCCAGTGCTTCGTGTATGCAATCCACTCAGCAAACTCACTGCTGCTCATTCTTTTTTCCAACTCGCCCACCGTCATTCCGAGGTGGCCCGCCAAGCGAAACATGAACCGTCTCGCCGGGCGGTAGTTCAGTTTTTTGCGAGTTCCTCCACATCACCAGCAAGTAGCGCGTTGTGCTTCATCGCTTGATCCCACAGTGCGGACATGACTCGGGCAGACTTCCCGGCCAGGGCGCTAGTCTCTTCAGCGCTAAACAGCAACTTCCCGGCCTCGTCGCAGAGCACTCGTTGCAGGAACTTCGCGCGGAAGTTTTCCACGCCTGTCTCGCGCTTCCCAATCCATTCCCGCTCGTAGGCGTCTCGCTCGCCGACGCTCATGACGCGAATGAACACGCTGCCGCCCCATTCCTTTACCGGCACCTCTAAGAGCCCAAGGTCGTTTACCGCGAGAATTTGATCTTTAGAAAGCGACATATAAATCCTGTGTCAGAGAGAGGGGGTAACAGTTGGGCCTAGGTAACATCTGGGCCTATTTGAAATGTTACCGTATACCTGCAAATGTCATTCGTGCGCGCCGTTATCCGAACGCCGCGAACGTAACACTTCGCGGAAAAAAGTTGGGTGCTTCCGTGAGCGATAGTGAGGATCGTGCGACGATATACGGTGTTAAGAAGTTCCATCGGCTCCGACAGCCCAATGGCCTGCAGCGTCACCGTTCCTCGGTCCCACCGGCTGCCCGTTACCCACGTAGGCGCAGCGGCAATTTCATAGCCAACGACCTCGGGCAACACTTCGTCGTTGAACGTCACCGTCGCGTTCTGCGCTGAAAGCATCACGAAGGAACCCCCTCCGCTAGGCTTTACGAACGAGCGATGCGGAACGTGGCTGAACCACGAATGGCGTCGTTCGTGGCAAGCGTCAGGGTCGACGAGCTAACCGTGGCGGCCCGACTCAAAAGGCTGACGCTGGCGTGGGTGATCGCCAAGGTGCCGGTGGACCCGTCGGCCAGGATGGTCTTGCCCAGGTAGTCAATCTGCACCTGCTGACCGGTATCGGTCGCAGACCCTCGCAGCGGACGGTCTTGCGTCAGGACGCTCGCGCCATCAAGGAGGCCCAAGTGCGAAACGTCGATCGTGTTTTCGACATTCGGATCGGTGTTCGAAACGATGATGTTCGTAACCGTGTACGTGCTGCCGCCGAAGGTGAATGCTGTGCCGACTCCATCATGCGGAGTAATCGCCATGGTTTAGATCTCCTGCCAAATAACAGAGTATGTTTGGGACACCGAATACACGGGTGGCGTGTCACCGCCAGCCAACTGAACGAACCCGTCAGACTCGTTATCGAGGCTGACGTTCTTCACTACTATCGAGTCTGTCTCAGCGGTGCCGTACCCATCCAGACAGAGCCGGCATTTGTCCGCGAGGTCTCTTACTCCCTCATAGGTTTCCGCATACATATCCAGCGTTAGCAGAACGGTGGGCGTCCCCATCGGGCCGGCCAGCGTGTGCTGCCGCTGGACGCCCGACCGCCGGTAGGTGAGGAACGGGATCGCCGCCGTGGCCGGGGCCAACACGGGGTAGACCCGCGTCGCGACCAACGCCGTCACGGCAGCGTTGGCAACAAGGGCGGCGCGGCAGACCTGTTCGGGGGACTTGAAAGCCATACCCGCAGTCTGCCACCCGCCGGGGGCGGGCTTGCAGCGTCACCCGCTAAGGGATCCGGTCGTCCGAGAGACCAGCGATGCGATTGCCGCCTCAAGCGATATCCTGAGTTCACGCTGCAGGACCTCAGCAACCTGCCCCTGCGTCTGGCTCCACGCGGTCTGTACTGGCGGGCGGCCAGCAACGCCGCCCGGCTGCACCGGCGAAATTATGATTGGAGTTTTTGATTTCCGAAAAAATGCCTTGTCGTAACCCGGCTCCGTCTTGACGCGGCTCCTGTCGCCCGTGTCCTTCTGGAACTCAAATGGCCCGAGCCGGTTGAAGCTCGACGCGATGTACGCGTTCTGCCCGCTGACCCAATGCACCACACCCTTGCCTCGAACCGTCTCCTGAACGCCGTTGCGGACACGGCTAAACGGAGCCGTCGGGCTGCGGCGCTGGTATGGCTTGTTGGAAAACTTGCTGATCTTTCTCGACTTGGTGCCAAATTCTAACCACCACTGATGAAACGCGCGATCCGGCCCAGCCTGCACGGTGCCGCCTTGCGCGCTTGACGAACGGCCAGCACCCGCCCGGTTGTACCCGATCAGCGCGACCGCATTGCCGCTCGCGGTGTAAACCTTGACCTTGGAATTAGCCGCCCTCTTCATGTTCCCGGTCGGCCCGACCGGCGTTACTTCTTGCAGCCGTTGGTAAGCAGGCGCGATCGCCTTCTTAAGCGCTTCTCCGAGCAGCACGGCCGTAGTCTTTTTGTCGCCCAAGTCGCGCAGCCCCTGCCGTATGGCAGCCAGTTCTGGAAACTGCGCGTCGAGTTGTATGCCAGCGACAGCCATTAGGCGGTGTTCTCTTGGCAGATCAGTTCGTGGATACTGCGATTCTCGTGCTCAAGGATGGAAATGATTTCCAGCGTGCGATCACGCCACGAAATGCGGTGCTGCGAAGATAGCCCCGTCAGGAACCGCAGCCGCACCCGGTGGGAAATCTCCGTCTGCTGCTGCCCGGCCAGGAGCAGCTCGCGTGCCGTCACGCCGTCCACGCTTGCCCACACTGTTGCGAACGTCGACCACGTCGGGATCGACTCGCCCAGCGAATTGGTCGTCTGGATGGCCGACTGCACCGTGATACGCTCGCGGAGTTCGCCGGCCTTGATCACGTGTAGCTCCCCCACGAGACGGTATCGAGCAACGCCTTGGCACCCGCCGGCAACTGGGCATCGCCCCGCTTGTCGTACAGCTCGAGGATCGTCATCAGCATGGCCGATTTGACCCGCTGCGGCACGCTTGCGGCGTCTCCGTAGCCCGCGTACCACGTGACCGACACGGAGTTCGCGTCGAGCAGGTGGGAGGGCCATGACCCGCCGTAGAGATTGCGGATCACCCCCGGGGTGGAGTCGCGGTCTACCCGGTATTGCGTCGTGCTGAGCGTGGCCGTGCCGCCGGTGTCGCCGGTCGTGTACGTGATCGTGACAGCCGTGGCGGTGCCGCTGGCGACCATCGGCGGGCGAGGCAGTTCGATCTCCGTAGGGAACGCGTCCAGCCGCATGACGTACTGCTGGGTCACAAGGCTGCGGTCGAGATAGTCCTCGACCAGTTCGCGGGCCGTGGCGATGTAGCCAACGATCAGCGTATCGTCAACGCTCGTATCGACCCGGCAGTGGCTCTTGGCCTCTGCGAGCGTCACCGGCTCGACAACAGGGGCAGTCGTGCGTTTCAGGCTGCGGTATCTCACGACTTTCTCCGTGGGGTTAGGTCGGCTCGCTCAGCCCGTTCCTCGACGCTCGCCGTCTCAATCAAACTCTGCTGGCGTTCCTCAACGGCCAGCCCCAACGACAACAGGTGCCGTGCGGGCTTGTCGTCCATTTCAATCACCTCGCCGCGCCGGTACGCCGCGAACGGCTTGACTACTTTGATTTTCACTCTTGCGGCACGCTCCATGCAGTTTTCGGCGGCTTGCGAGTCTCCTGCCACTCGGTCGTGTACTGGAAACACGGCTTGCCGAGCTCCTTGCTGGGCCACGTCACCACGTATTCCCCGTGGCCGATGCAGACCCGCGGCGTGATGTAGAGCCGGTTGCCGCACTTCTTGAAATTCCGCCAGAACGATATATCGGAATCAGTTCTGCCGTCATGCCATGACCCGTTCGGATCTGGCTGCTCGTGAAACCACGGCTTCGTCATTCGCTTGAGTGCCCTAGTCGAGATGATCGTGCACCCAAAATGGGCCGTGTCGACCTGCTGGACCGGGGACCCGAACCACTCAACCGGCACGCTGGTCACGCCGCCCTCGGGCGGGTTGTCGAGCGTGTCAAGCAACGTCATCATCGGCCGCCCGTCTTCCCGCTTTGTCTGCATGGGGGCTAGAGCGTCAGTTTGAAACGTCATCGCTAGGGCGAAGAGATGTTCGATGTTTTCCTTTGATACGAACGAATCCATATCCAGCGTGATGATGTATTCCGTCGTGTCTTGGAACTGTTCAAGCATTCTCGTGACCACCTGCGACCAGAACGCCCCCTGGCCAAGCGTCGGGCGAATGTGCAGCGGCATCATCGCTTCAATGAAGCCGAACATATTGATCAGAGGTCCGAACCTAGGACCCGAGAGAATCGCCTCGCATCGCACTTCGACCGATGATCCGCCAACTTGCACGAGCATGGGTAACTCCAAAAGAAAACGGCGGGGAGGCTAGTGCCTTCCCCGCCGCTCACTTTGGACTACTTGTCAAACGCTTAGCCAACAGCCTGCGTGGAAACGCCCTTGTCGGTGGCTGAGACCGGGCCGGCCTCGCCCTTGCTCAGACGGGCGGTCGTGATGACGCCGCACGTCGAAGCCGGGGTCGCGTACACCGTCAGGTAACGCTTCTTGCCGCGGAGGTCGACATCGAACCGGTGGGCATATCCCACCGATGCCGTCGCGGTCGAGCCAGCAGCCACCGTGAAGTCGGTGCCGCCAACCATTCCCGAGACGTTGACCTGCCCGCTGCCCGAAACGTCGGACTGAGCAACCCGCAGCACCGTGGCGGCGGTCGTCGGACCGGTCGCGCTGGTGTACGGGGAAAACAGAACGTCGATCGACGCGTGGTTGAATCCCAGCGTGTCGATCTCGACCGAGTGAGTCGCCGTCAGGGCCACCGAGGTTTCGGCCTTCTGGACGCTCTTAGAGGCTGCAACGTGGTTCATGGTTCTTGGGTTCTCCTGAGAGGGTCAGATTAGGCGGCGAACTTGAGGGCAACGATCGGGCCGGCCACCGTGGTCGAGCCGAGGTCATGCACCACCATCGCGTTGCGGGTGGTCGCAAAGGTGAGGGTCTGGTCGTACTCGATGTACCGCTCGCTGGCGGTCTTGATCGAGACAGCACGCCGTTCGCCGAACGTCGCCGCCTGGGCGAGGTCGCCGAACAGGCAAGCAACCTTGCCGCCCGTGCTCGTGAGGTCACTCGTGAGCGAGTGCACCAGCACCACCGGGAAGCCCAGCCAGTTGAGGCCCGTGCCGCTGGCGAGGTCCGCTTGGTTGTTGCCGTTGGCAGCCATGGCAAGCCGCAGCATCGACGCACCGTAACCGGCGGCCGAAACATACCACCGAGCCTGACGCCGTGCGAACAGGGGCAGACGACCCACCGTGTCGGTGAACGACTTGAGCTCCAACTCGCTGAACACGTTGTCGCCGCTCGGTGCGGTCACGACCGACTTGCTGAAAGGGCTCCGCAGGATCTTCGTCGCGACACCCTCAACACCGTGATACGAACCCGTGCCGTCGCCGGCGAAGCCCGCGTTGTCGAACGCTTCGGCGTAAGCCTGGGCGATCTCGACTGCCATGGCATCGGCGAGGTCGATCACGGAGTCCTCGAGCAGCGAGTTGGGGACGCGGTTCGCCACGCCCCAGATCTTCGCGTTCAGTTCGACGTTGTCGAACGTCACGTCCGATGCCGTCACTTCGACGTTTTCGCCAACGGGGCGAGCGGCAAGGCCGCCGGTCCGGCGAGCGATCACGAGCGTGTCGGAGTTCATCGAAACCCGGCGAGCGTACTGCGGAAACACGCCGTACTCCTCGACGAGGCGGATGATCTCGCTGGACATTTCCGGGCTGGTGAGCACACCGCCGAGGCTGTTGATGCCACCGGCCTGGGCGCGGGTCTCGACCCCGTGGTCGCGGCACCACCGGCGGGCCTCCTCGTCACCGAACACGAAGCCCTTCACGTGCATACCGGCACGGTAGGCGGTCTCGGAATCCTTGAACGCACGCAGGCTGCCGTGGTTCTTCGGGACAGCAAATTCACGCTTTTCCACGGCATTCTCCTTGGCTTCAGGGGCAACGACCTTGGCGGGAGCGGCACGCTCCAACACCGACCGCAGTTCCAATTCCTTTGCAGCGATCCGCTCAACGAACGAAATCCGCTCCTTGAGCTTGTCGGCCTTAGCCTCGAGCGACCGGAGGGATGCCTCCTGCTCGTCGGTCATCGGCTCGGCGTCAACGCCTTCCTCGACGGGCGTCTCGCTCATCGCTTCCATCTCGGCAACGACCTTGGCAAGCTCGTCGAGCAGCGTCTTGATCTGGGAAACTTGTTCCACGGTGGGGATCTCCTTGTGCGGGACACGCGACGAACTCACGCCGCCGATACCCTCACGCTATGGATCACGCCGGCAACCCATGCAGATACGCCCCCGCAGGCAGTAAAAGACTCTAGCCCGCTTTGAGGCGTCGAACCTCGACCGCAGGCAGCACGCTCTTGTCGGTGCACCCGCATTCGCGGCACCGTAAGTACCTAATTTGGTACTCACCCTGCGCCTGCGACGACGCCACGAGCAGCCGGCCCGTCGAGCACTTGGGGCAGATGTCGCCAGACTTAGCGGCCATGCGACCTCAGAAAATCCTTGATGTCGCCGATCCTGCCGACGGCCGCGGCACGAGCAGCGACCACCCGCGACCGCTGCTGCACGAACTGGTCATACGACCGCTTCGCCACCGCCACGTCGGAGTCGGGGTAGGCCGGGAACGTGGTCGGGGACACGTCGATCAGCGAATCAACCCGCTTGATCGTCCGCACACTGCGGCCCTCCTCCATGCTCCACTCGTCACCACCCTTGGCGACTTGGAACGCGAAGGAACTGCCCCGCACGATATTTGCCTTTATGTTCGCGGCGATGTCGCGACCGTAGGACGTGTCGGGCACGGGGAACTCGTACCGCAACCCAACGTCGTCAACAGTCAGTCGCAGCGTCTCGGGGTAGCGGGCGAGCGGGAAGTTCGGGTCGTGATTCCACAAGGCACGGGTCTGGAGCGGTTTCTTGCGGCCGCGCCGCTCGGTGACGAGCGCGAACGCGCCGGGGTCCAACCGCTCGACAAAATCACCCAGGTCGAGCGAGGTCACGCCGAATTTCGCAGCGTAGCCGACAATCCATTCCTGCGAGGTGTCACTGCCTTCCTCACTGCGAGTCTCGACCGCCAAGAGCGGCGAGTCGGATTCGACTTCGTCAATGATCAGCGACCGGCGTTCGATGTTCATTTCCATGCTCCTGTTGTTGTCCGCTGCGTCAATCTGCGTGGTCAGTTTGTTTGCCCACGCTTGCCCCGGATCGCCGCCCCACAAGGCCCACGCAATCCGGCCGGCACTCGGGAATCCATCCTCACCGGGGCTGAACCCTTCGCCCTGCTTGTCCACCTCGTGCCGGGCAAAATAACTCGCCATCCGCTTCGCCGTGTCGGGCGAGATGTTCGTGCCGTTCGACAAGTCTCTCGCGCGAGCAACGCCCACTGCGGTGCCGCCCCGATTGAACTCGTCACGCCACGCCAGCCCCTTCGCGGCTTCGTCGCGGACGCCAGACGGCGGGGTGAAATCGATGTGGTCATACTTAGCCGCCACGCTTCCGCCCCTTCCGCTTGGGCTTGCCGTAGGCGTTCTCCTCAACCGGCGGCGGCTCTGGCAGCGGGTCGATCTTCGTGAGCGTGGCGACCTTGTGACCGACTTGCGTCGCGGTCGCACGCCACCCGCCGCTGGCCTCCTCGTAGACCGTGATGAGTGCCGCCGGGTCTTCCTCGGTAGCGTCAATCGCAAAGTCGGTGCCGGGCACGTCGAGCCGTCCGTAGTCCATGACGTGATCGACCTTGCCACGGGCACGCCCGCCAGATGAGTCCCACGAAACAAAGTCGCCTTCGGCAACGCTGCCGGGTTCGGCACGCTGCTCTGCGGATCGAATGAACTGCGGCGAGTCATCGACCCACACGTCGACCTTGATCCCGGCCGCCTGGGCCGCGTCGGCCTTCATCGTGTCGCCACCCACGAGGAGCACCTGAGAGAACGCGTCGGCGTAATCGCCCAGCGTCTCCGTGACCGTCTGGCGGTCTTCCTCGGGCCGGCGCGAGATCATCACGACCGTGTTGCCGTCGGCGACCGCCTTGCGGGCAAACTCGCCCCACAGGGCCGGGTCTGCGGCGAATGTGCGGTCAAAGTCGATGCTCACGGTCATCGCCCGGGATTCGGGCAGAGAGCGGGCGACCGGCGTAGCTGCCGGCAGTGCAGGCACCGGCTCGGGCATAGTCTCGATCACGCCGGCCAGGATCGCGGCAACCGCAGCGGGCGAGATGCTGGGGAACGACGCGGCGATCAACGCTGCGGCACCGTCCTTCGTGATGAGCCCCGCGGGCACCTGCGACAGGATCGCAATCAGCCCCGTGATCTGTGCCCCGTTGAGCGAAACGTCGGCCACCTGGGGAGCCTCGGGCTGTACCGGTTCGGCCGGCACCGCCGGCACCACAACCTCACCCGCTGCCGCAGCCAGCCCGCCCTCAACCGCCTGCCCGTCGATTTCGCTGCCCGGCTGCTGCTGGGCCATCACGTCGCCTTCCGTCGGCTGTTCGCCAAGCGTGCCCATGTTCAGCGGCCGATAGCGAACGTCGCCACCCTCGACGGGGTTGCGATTCTCTAGGTTCAGGATGTCGTTGGTCGAAAGAGCCCCGATGTCCCACATCGCCCGGTAGTAGCTCGACCGGCTGGCAGAGTCGCCACGCAACAAGCCACGCACGTCGAACTCAACCTCATACCGATCGTCCTGCTCAATTAAGTCACGCATGAACGCCGACTCGAAACGGCGTAGCCAGGGGAGGATCGTGTGCTGCACGAACTCAAGCCCCGAGTGCTCGGGGTTGCCACCCGCACCGGCGATGCCGAGCAGCGAACCCGGAATTCTGAACAGCCTCCCAATTTCCTCAAGTTGATATTTGCGAGCCTCGAGAAACTGCGCGTCGGTGTTGCTCGACTGCGGCAGTTCGTACGGCTTGAGCCCGCCCGTGAGCACCGCCGTCTTCTGCGAGTTGGCGACGCCGCCATGCTTGCGGTCCCACTGGCTCGCCAGCGTCTCGCGGGCCTCGGCGTTGAGTTGCCCATCGGTCGAAAGAATAAACCCGGGGCGGGCACCGGCC